AGACTACTAGCCGTAGTATTTGCTAATAACGCACTATTTCCCATAGCAACGTTATTAGACCCTTCAGTATTGCCACCTAAAGAATTGATACCTACAGCAGTATTAGAGCTACCATTGGTGTTAGAGTCTAAACTATAAGCACCTACGGCTACAAGTGAAGTTCCAGTTGTGTTTGTTTTTAAGGCATCAGTACCCACTGCGGTGTTATTATTTGCTGTAGTATTTGCTTTTAAAGCATCTTTTCCTACAGCTGTGTTTGAAAGTCCAGTTGTAGCACTACTTAAAGCATCTTTACCTACTGCAGTATTTTGGTTTGCAGTTGTAGCACTACTTAAAGCATTAGAACCTACAGCTACATTTGACTGTCCAGTTGTACTTACCCTTAATGCTTGCCTTCCGATCGCTACATTATCATTAGCTGTGGTGTTAGCTCCTAGGGCTTCATCACCAATAGCTATATTGTTTGCACCAGTTGTATTGTTTTGTAATGCTAAGTATCCCATAGCATTATTTTCCGACCCAGTGGTGTTATATCGTAATGACTGAAATCCTACTGCATTATTTTGTGTACCAGTAGTATTTGTTGTGAGGGCATCTTTACCTATCGCAGTATTACCACTTGCTGTTGTGTTTGCATCTAAAGCTAAAGCACCTACAGCTGTGTTATTAGCTCCAGTTGTGTTTGATGCTAAAGAGTTATATCCAAGAGCAGTGTTATTATCAGCAGTTGTGTTTACTTGTAAAGCTAATCTTCCAACAGCTGTATTCTTATCTCCAGTTGTGTTTGCAGTTAAAGCTGCTTGACCAATCGCAGCATTTTCTGTACCAGTTGTATTAGCGGAAAGGCAATTCATACCTACCGCAGTATTATTAGCTCCAGTTGTGTTAGCACCTAAAGAGCTAGTTCCTACTGCTGTGTTATTACTTGCTGTAGTATTAGCATCTAAAGCTAAAGCACCTATTCCAACATTATTACTTCCAGAGGTATTATTTTCTACAGAAGCCCTACCTATACCAATATTAGAAGATCCAGAAGTATTAGCACCTAACGCATTTTGACCTACACCAACGTTATAAGAACCTGTAGTATTTGCATCTAAAGCACCTTGACCTACAGCAACTACTCCAGTTCCAGAAGTTAATTCTGTTAGTGCATTTTTACCGATAGCAGTATTATTGGCACCAGTAACAGCAGCATCTAAAGCACTTTCTCCAACAACAGTATTACCAGCAACAGAGTTTGCACCTTTACCAACAGTAACGCTATTAAATATTACATCTCCACTATGACCGGCTTCCTTCATTAAAGGAGTACCACCAGCAGTACTTCCGTCATGGACTACAAGTACTTTCTTTGTTGTGTCTACAGTTACCTCTCGAGTAACACCTGTAAACGAATTATGTTCAGAAGTTGTACCACCTCTGAGTTGTAATTGATCCGGCATTTGGTTAAATTCCTCCTAAATTAAAAGTTCCCGATCCTTTTGCAAGTGATACTCTATTAGCTGCAATATTTTCTGTTGAAAAAGCTGCACCTGATATACTGAGACCACCTAAGTCTATTGAGTTTGAGCCAGCAGATGCTGTATACAAACTGTTAAAAGCTGATGTTGCAAACTTTGCTACTTCTACAGCATTTTCAGCAATACCTTGGAAAACGCTTCCATTGTATATTCTTAGTTGTTTAGTATTACTATTAAAATATAAATCTCCTTCTGTTACTGAGTTACCTAAAGAATCACTAACTGGATCTGAACTAAGTTGACCTAAGTAAAGAGCTAAAAAATTATTTAAATAATTAGATGCGTTAGTAACATTCGTAATGTTTGATCCAACAGTATTAACGTTTGATATTGACCCAGCTACTGTATTAACGTTTGCTATATCTGAAGCTGTAGTATTTACATTTCCAATACTTCCAGCAACTGTACTGATGTTACTGTTAGCTCCAGCAACTGTTGTAACATTAGTGTTGTTGTTAGCAACTGTTGTTACGCTTCCGGATATTCCAGCTACAGTGCTTACATTAGATGATATACCAGCAACAGTATTTATATTTGAAGCATTAGAAACTGCACTGTTAATATTAGATGCGTTAGAAACTGCACTATTAATATTTGAAGCATTATTAGCAACAGCATTTATGTTAGTTGCATTATCAGCTACGGCAGTAATATTAGAGTTGTTACCAGCAACTGCTGTTACATTAGAATTATTATCTGCAACAATATTTACGTTTGCAATATTACCAACAAGTGTTCCTATCTCTGTACTGTCATTTGCAACCGTTGTTACATTAGAAGATATACCAGCAACAGTAGCTATGTTACCAGATATACTAGCCAAGGTATCCATGTTGGTTACATTTGATGATGTACCCAATGTATTCATGTCAGCTACAGCGTCAGCAGTACCAAGTAAAGCCATATCAGCTACAGCATCAGCAGTACCTAATCTTCCTAGTTCAGCATCTTTATTAGCAACGGCAGTAATATTAGCATTATTATTTGCAACTATAGTTACATTAGAATTATTACCAGCAACTGTAGTTACGTCACCGTTAATTCCAGCGACTGTAGTTATGTTTGCATCATTGCCTGCAACAGTATTTATATTTGAAGCGTTACTTACTACTGAATTAATATTTACAACATTTAAACCAGCAAGAACAACATTATTAATGTTATTACCTACGTTATTTACATTAGCTATATTGTTACCTACGTTATCAATATTAGTTAAATTACTAGCAACTGTAGTTACTGAAGTTGCGTTTGGAACGTATCTATGAAATGTGTAAGTATTAAGAGTTGATGTTGTTTCTACTAATATTCCAAAGCCAGCAGTAAAAGTTTTATTATTACCAGCACCAGTGATAGTAACCGTAGAGTTTCCTACAGTACCGTTAGATATACTAATAACTCCAATACCGTTAGAAGTAAGATTACTAGATAGACTTGCTACACTAACAAGTGTACCAGCACCATTATTTACATCAGGATTAGCGTTAGGAAAACTTGTTTCATTTGCTATCGGTACAAAACCACCGACATCATCTACTAAGTCTATTATTCTTGCATCTATGGCTGCTGTTGTAGCAACTTTGCTATCGTCTGAAACCCAAGTTTCACCGTTAGGGCCGGGTGCAATAATTTCAGATAAAGTATTTTTACCATAAAATCTTTCTTCAGCACGTTTGGCAGAATAGACTTGTGTATCACTTGATGAAGTACCAGATGTGACAACAGCACTACCTGTTATATCGCCCGCACTAACGGTATCTATGTAACCAGTACCATCAATATAAAGATCTTTAAATTTTTTATTAGAAGCACCTAAATCATATTGATTAGAAAGTAGAGGGTTAATATTTACATATGTCGTTACTGCGGTATCCTCTACCTTAAATTTAATATGAGTTCCATTAGGAAATACATTTAAGGGCCCCTTTACATTAACGTTAGAAGCATCAAGATTTAAATGTGAACTGGAACTTATATCATTACCGTTTATTGTTATGTTATCTATAGTCGCACTACCGTTGACATCTAGTACTCCGTCAACAGTTGTGTTATCAAGAGTTGTTGTATTGTTTACGTTAACTGCACCAGCTATAGTTACAGTGCTATCAAAAGTTGCAGCATTAGTTACATCTAAAGTTCCCGGGACATCGACGTTGCTTGTAAATTCAACTCCGTTACCACCGGCATTAGTTTGTAGTAATTGTCTAGCTGTACCATTTGCTAATTTACTTACGGCTATATCTGCACTTGCATTTATATCTGCATCTACAATAGCTCCGTCAGCTATTTTGCCTGTTGTTACAGCCGAGTCTTTTATTGCAGCTGTATTGACAGCTTGTGCCTCAAAATCGTATGACTGTATTTTTTGGTCTTGTTGCTCTTGTAATGCTCTAAGAGCTTGTTTTGTATTATTATTTAGGTCATCTGCTTTGACAGAAGAGCCAGCTTGAAATGTAGCTCTACCTTCTACAGCAGTATTACCATTGTTTAGTACGTCTGTTTGACGCACAACACGAACAACGCTAGGGCTACTTGGAGCTGTACCAATCCAGTCTACGGTGCTTTGACCAGTAGAACTGTAAGGATTAATATTATAATCAGATCCAGCAGACTTTAAAACTCCATCAACATATACTTTTATTTCATCGGATGAAAATGTAGTAATTGTAAAGTTGATGTCAGCTCCTGTCGCTGTTTGTTGGTGAAAGGATTGTTGTGACATTATTTATATATGTTGAGGATGTTTTGAGATGCACTTCTTTTATCAACTTGTGCAACTTTTTCTAGACGTTGCTTTTCGATTACTTCAGCAATTCTAGGATCATCTTTAATTGATGCCCATGCTTTTTTCTTAGCACGTTTGAACATTGTATCTATGATTCTATTATGGTAGTAATCTCTAGCGTTAAACTGACCACGCTTGCCTGCTCGAATGTCAGCATACATGAGCTCCATAGATGCTATCATTCTCTTGTCTTTGGCAAGTTTGTCAAGTTCTAATTCTAAGTTAAGAGAACCAAGTGCTCGTTGAAACTCTGATCTAATGTACGGATGGTCTGTTAGGTTTGTACTATCTGGTGCATAATATGTAGATGTACGTAAATCATAACCACTGTCAAATAAGAACTCTCTACCGGGGCTTTGGTCTAAATTAAGACTTACTGGACTTACAGCATTATATGCTCGAGTCAAGAAATCCCAGTCTTTGAGTGGTTTACCATTTAACATATCATACTTAACAGGTAGTTGATTGCCTGTAAGTTTTTCTGTAATTAAGTTTCTGTTACGTATAGACTGAAATACACCTGAGTTTATTTCACGCATGTATGGTGTAAATAATCTACCCAAGTCATTACGTATACCAGCTAACGGTACTTGGTTGTTGATAAGTCCAGATACAATACGACCTGTTTGTCCGGGTCTACCAGCAAATAAATCAACAAAGGACTGTATGCCTGCTAAGTATGATTTACTTGTAATAGCCTGTGCCATAACCAAAGCAATCTTACCAAGTTCGTTCTCTGTCCACTCTTCTCCCATAAGTTGACTTGCATCACCTATGTCAGCTACTGTAGACATGATAAGGTTAAATGGTTCAAACTGGTCGTAACCAATACGAACTGCACCTAGCTTAATTGTTCTAGGTTCCCACTTACCGTCTAACCATAGCTGTCGCTTTTGCCTGTCAACTGGCCCGTTACCATTAAGATCACCACGCATCCAAGCTTGTACAGCCATAAATGTAACAGCAGATCCTATAGCCAATCGGCCTGTTTGTAAGGCACGTGCATTAGCTAGCTCTTCAGCAGTAAAGATACCATACTTAGATACACTTCTTAGATCGTTAGGATTAGCAAATGCTATATCGTTAAACTCTTTGACTAAAAAGTTAAAACCGGGTGTATACTTACCTGTAAGAGCAAGACCATTAACACCAGTTCTAGCAAACAAAAAGAAAGGTTTGGCTAATGGTGTAGCTGAAAATACATCGTTTAGACCTTTTGCAAAGCCTGTAAGTTCTTGTGTAAGTGTTACTTCTTTACGTGCAAACTTTGTAGCTTCATCAACAATGTTGCCATTAGAGTCAAAGATTTGTGAATAAAAATCATCTTCATAGGCTTTCATCAACTCTGGTGTAATCTTTGGTGTTTTATAGCCACCTTCTTGTAACTCCAAAACTCTACGCATAGCTTTTTCACGCATCTTAGCACGACCCATGATATAACCAAACGCATCGTCAGTTGCAGCCATAATCTTTGTAGAGTATGTCAAAAAGTTACTGTTATTCATCTGACGTGCAGTGTTAGCTATACGAAACGCTGCTGTTTCTCCGGGTGTAGCTCTGCCACTATCTTCTGCCCAACGACGTAGTATCTCCCAGTTGTCGTCTGCCTGTGTAAACTCGACAAAACGTGTTTTTATCTGTCTAATATCTCCTTTCCAGTATGAGTTTAGTTTACTTCTAAATAAAGTAAAAGACTCTGGTATAGATTCTATCATGCCATTTACTGATGCAAGACTTGCTCTTACGTTATTTACATTACCATCAAACGGTAGTCTTAGGATTGCACCTAGACTCTGTGCAAGTGGTCGTAGGAATGTTGCAGTAGATGTACCCATGATAGCACGAATAGGTGTCTTGGGGCCAGATAGTATACTGTGTGACATTACACCTTCTAGCTCACGAATCATAGAACCTGTACGGTTTGCGCCACCTTCTTCGAGTGCACCACCAAGAATAGTCTTTCTTGCCCAATTATCAAAGTCATCTAATGTATTAACATTCTCCATCATAGAGAACGCTTCATACAAAGCATTTAACATATTATCATCTTGGTCATTTTTAGCAATCTTAAGAACTGACATTATAGAATCTTTTGCCTCTTGCATTGAGGCTTTTGTAGCTTCTTCTACTGTTTTCTTGCTTTTCTTACCGAGACCTAATTCTCTAAATGAGTCTGATTTTACAAATCTAGCTTTCTTTGTTTCATACAAAGCAGTAAGCATAGTATCTACAAGCTGTTTAGCTGGGCCATCAATGTCTTGTATATCTACAATATCTGCGATTTCTCGACCAGCTACACCTAAATCACGTACCTGTTTAAGAAGCGAACCTATTACGAGGTCAGCGATAACTACATTTTTAGATGTCCATACGTCGATACCATCAACTGTATCTGGTCTAGCTTCTAGTAGTTCTTTAAGATATTGTTGTGGTGACATTTCTAAAGCATTTCTGCCTTGAGTTATACGTTGATGTCCTTCTATAGCTTCTCTAAATTTAGCAGCCAGTGCTTTTCTATCACCTTTAGCTGATGCTAGCTCCTTCGCAAACTTCTCGCTACTCATCAAACCTTTCATGATTCTTTCGACCGTAGCGTCGTCTGTACCACCTTCTAAGGCTATCCTTTCTCTTTCTACGGGTGTTGTGACACTACCAGTAGAACCCTCCTCTGAGCCCCATTGAGTACGTGTTTTTGACAACTGTTCTCTGGCTGTTTGTGGATCTACTTCTGATATATGTGCTCCTTGATGTGGTTGAGATATAGGTGCATTTTTATCTGCTCTAAACTCTTCTTCACCTTTACGAAGCTGTGCTATACCAGCCTGCACTGTTTGATTTTCTAAGCTTTTATTACGTTTAGTTATCTGTTCAATAACTTTGTCGCTACCTTTTTTTAGTGTGTATGCAAACCCGTCAAAGACTAGACCTATGCCCATACCTTCGACAATATTTTTGAGTTTCATTACAACTGGGTGGTCAGTATCTTTGGTAGATATTGGTGTATCTATCCAACCATACCTGTCACGTAATGCACCCAAAGCGTTTTGCTCGTCTGATTCTTTAGATATAAGGTCAGACACAGCACCTACGGCAGCACCTCTGACTAAGTTCCCTTTAGTTAGTGCAAGTAAACCAGCTGGTATTGTGACGACTCCGGTAGCTGCGGCAGCCTTAGCTGCTGCAACTGTACCAAGTGCAAGTGTACCAAAATGTACCAAACCACGTAGCTGTTTACCCCACCATGTTTTTGTTTCGATTGGGTTATCGTACCCACCGAACGGACTCCAGTCTGGTCTGTATGTACCAGTCTCTCGTCGTTGTTCTTGCATTTCTCCAGACAACGCATCTACTGTACGCTCTGGAAACGTAGCGATAGATGATGCTGTATCTTGAAGTCCACCAGACAATATAGATTGTCCCTCTTTTATGAGTGCCTTAGCACCCCAGTTTTCTTCATTTCTAGGGTCGTCTTGTACTTCTTGAGCAACCCTTTCATTTGTTTCTAACTGTGCCTGTGCAGCTTCTCGTGCATCCTCTCTTCGCTCGTACTCATCTGTAGCCTGTTCTGCTAGATCCGCTAAGTAATCAGCGTATTCTTCATCAACTTCGGCTTCAATGTTCGAGTAGTTTGAGTCTGTCATCTTCTACTTTTTCGTTGTTTAGCTCTGTTTCTTTCATAGTTTGCTATTTCACTCTCTATACCTAAGACTACGCCAGCTGTAAGATTATGAAACTGGTTCATAGGCATCTGTCGTAAATTAGGAAACAAATTTAAAACAGCATTTTGTTCTGCTGGAGTTAACGGAACTAACCTGTCCCATCTACCAGCACCTTTTTTGGCTTCTATGATAGCACCTCTTATGCTATTCGTTCTATTAGCTCTTTGTCGTATAAGTTCTAATACTAAGAAACTTTGTGCTTCTTCGTTAAATTGTGTATCAAGATAACTAGGAGGTAAAAACTGTACTGCATCTCTTAGTTCCTGTGCACTGAATCCGTAGATTCCAAAGTTACTAGCACCTCTGTTAGCAAATGTTAAAACTTGTCCAACAGTAAGCTCATCAGCATTTGTTTTTCTTGGCCCTGTAGCTGAGTCAAAAGTACCCGGCTGATTGCCTGTCTGAAATCCTTTTAAAATCTTTTGTGACTTTTCTGGATCTTGTAAAGCGTTATAAGTTTTAGTAAGGTGTGGTTTAACTTCTAGAGTATTAAGCTCGTCGGCAGTAAGATCATACTGTGGATCTACAAGTACACCATTTTTATTTACAAAAGGCATCTGTTTAATAAGACCTTGGTCAGTTAATCCACCTGTTGCATTTAATCTATTGTATGCGTACTGCCTAGCACTTAGTTTTGTGCCTCTAACTACACCATTAAAATATTCTGGAAACGCATATATTTCTCGATTTATTAAGTGTCTCTTATAGTCAGACAAAGCTTGTTTTTCATACAAAGATACAAACTCACCTTGATATTGTGTTTTACCTATGTCAGACTGTAACATTTTAGCATCTGCTATTATATCAATCGGAGTTGCTCTTTCTCCTCTGCGTTCTTCTATCGCGGCTCCTGTATACTGACCGGCAAGTAACCCAGCTTTTATATCGTCATATACATTCTTTACAGCTGTATCAAAGTCGACTCCACCTTTTGTTAGTTTCTGTACTTCAAAAGCAAGCGCACCTTGAGCTCTTTCTACTTCTCTTTGGTTGAATGGCGAGAACAACTCTTTACCTATCTGTGTTACGTAAGAGTTCTTTAGATCATCGTTGAATATCCGTAGAGGATCTCCTTGACCAGCTCTACCATACTCACCACCATTTGTAATACCACGACTACTTACCTGTAAACTTCTGACATCTATGTTAGGATACTTAGCATCTAGCTCTAGTAGTTTCTTTTCTAAGATAGGGTCAGGTATGCCGTTAGGAAACTCTGCATCTAGCTCATCGAGCTCAGTCTGTGCTATAGATTTTGAAGCTCTTATACGTCTGTCCTCTACTAAAGCTAGCTTATCCTTTGTGTTGATTATAAGTGAGTTATTAGCATCTTTATCTTTAAAGTTACCTTCTGCGTATGTAGTAAATTTACCAGTTGCTGTATGTTGATATAAAGCATCGTCAAAAAGATAATCAAGATGGTGTATTTTTAGTCTGGCTTGCTCTTGACCTATTTCTTCAGCAACCTCTGCAAATAAATAGTTTACAGCTTCTCTTTTAGTAAAGTTGGGACGAGTCGCCATAATAGTTTGAACAAGAGTCTCTACATCAACAACTGTATCTGAACCTTGTTTGTAAGGAGCAAGTGTATCAACAATGATGTTTCTTAGTTTTTTATCTCTGTTAGCTTCGTAGTTTCTATCAGCTCTAGCTTTCCAGCTTTGTATATTATTTTCTCTTCTTTGCTTTATGTCAGGATATATAGTGTAATAAAATGCTTTTCTAAACTCTCTGCTATTTGTATCAATACCAAGTTGTTGAGCTCGATCTAGCATAGCTGTAATCATAAGTTCATCAGCAGCATTATGTAACTTTATGAACTCTTGTGAGTCCGTAGTATCTTTACCACCGTTTTCATTAATAAACTGTGTTCTTCCACCGTAGTAGTAATCATTAAAATTTCTAAAAAACTGTTTAATGCCAATACCTTGTGGTGTTTCCGCAGCTAAACTTCTTATGAGATCACCAGCGTCTTCATTACCTCTAATATAATCCTGTGCTACCTCATTGTTAAATAAAGCCTGTTGTAAGTTAAGATTACCTTCAGCATCACGAAGCGTAGCACTTGAATTTTTATCTAAAAAATCCATGGCTTCTTTAATAAGCTCTTGTGCTTCTTGTCTTTGCTGATATACTCGTATAGCTTGACCAGCTGACTGAGAGAAACTTGCCAAAGCCTGTAAATTCTGTAAAGGTGTTTCTGCAATAGTTTTTTGTATTTGAGCCATCTCGTCATAGAATCGACGAGTGTCTTCTTGGTTTCTAGTAATTTGATTATTGACCTCATTAGTTAGGTCAGCTTCGGTAGCGGCATAGTTATCTATACCGTAGCCGGGTATCTTATCCCGTTCTCTACCTACTATGGTTCCGAATGATGATGTCATAATTTAAACTGTATATACGGTAGGTAAAATGGATTGTTTACCAAAGTTAAATAAACCAGCACCACCAAAGCCACTGTAAATACTCGCTACCTGACTTGCTATCTGTAGAGCACCGCCTAGTCTGTTTGTAGGAGGCATCATCACAGGTGCACCGTATGCAGCTGGTATACCTAAAGCTTCTCGACCTTGAGCTTGTGCAGCTTGGAATTTACGTTTAGCACCTTCTTGAGCGTACGCCATGTTACGACCCAGTACGTTATCTATAACTGATTCTACTTCTGACTGAGCTGCAAGTAATCCTTGATAGTTAGCTCTACCAAATGTTCTAGATCTACCACCCTCATTGACTGTGCCTTTTGATCTAAAGTAACGACGGGCAGCATTTTCTAACTGTTGTCTACCCTTACCTTGAGCAGCAAGAGCACTAGCATAAGCATCACTTAAATCACGTGAGTAACCTATGACATTTCTATTCTGTGCTCTTTCGAGCTGTGTTTCTTTATTGAAGAACTTGAGTCCTTCTTGGGCAAAGATTGCATCTTTCTGAGCAGCTCTTTCTCGAGCGGCTGCTCTTGCCCCTGCATTAGCGTCTACGCACACGGCAAAATTCTATAAATGTTATATTGTTCGGCCCATGTTTTAACTTACGTAAAAACTTGAAGCCAAGAAACTTAAGCAGTTTTAAATGTGCTGTGTTTCTACTGTCAACTATATTCCAGAGGAGTGGCTCAGTACGGCTATCGACATACCGTTTGGCCTCTCTTGCAAATGTAATTGGATATCGGTGTATATCCGGAGTGCAAAGCATCCATATATCACCTTCTTCTCCTACTCCCGCCATGCCAGCAGTCTTGCCGTCAGGCACTGTAAAATACACGTAGGATGGGTTGTGAGCCATGATAGAGGGTAAGAGGGCTGATGGTATCCCATGGCCTTCTTCGACCTCTCTACGGTCATCTGAGCGGAGATTAGAGGCAACCTGAGCGGCAGCCTCCAATGTAAGTGGGTGTATGTAATTAGACACGTTTATAAAACTTGGGTGAATAGTCACCTTCCCAAGACAGAGCACGTAATGTAGCCGGAGCTGGGTGTGACGATCGTAGTGTTACATCTACGTTTGTGTTTTTTTCATATACAGGTACAGTCTTGATAAACTCTTCAAGATATGGTGCATCAGATGCTTCATACTCATCGAGCTCTGTAGACTCGTACACTTCTGTATAATCATTTTTACCTACACGTTCAAGTGTGGTTTCATATAGTCCTATTTTACCAAAGTGAAACTTGATTCTATGTAAAACTAATGATGAATTTATATCAGCTCGAGAGTTGTTACCTTCTCGTCTAGTTGGATAGAATGTTGGAAACTTAACCTCGTATGGGTATAAGTAACCAATGGTAAGTGTAATGCCAGACCAGTTACCCGGTAAGGTAAATGATGTACCTGATACTGTAGGCTTTCCATATCTACCAATTCGTGCTGTATTAGTATCAATATCAATTACCGCTAAATCGTGGTTAGGAGTTGTGACTGTGTTTAGCCAGCCCACACTACTGAAGGTTGTGGTGTTTGTAGCTGAGTTAAAGCTGCCACCGCTAACAGTAGTATGATTATCCAAATGTAATAAGAAGTCGACATTATCTTGTTCAATAGAAGGGTCTGTTTCGGCTTGCACCAGTTTGATGCTTTGTAGATAATAGTCACTATCTAAAAAGAAATATTCATCATTGATAATAAAATGATATATCAATGGATTATTAAGTTTCCATTTAAACCATGCAGCCTGTTGTCTTTGATCTGATACTTGAAAGTACTTGTACCCGTATACAGTATCAGAATTTGGGGTAGTAGCATTATCAACATGTTGTTGCCCCATTAATATTATAGAGTTTTCTCTAGAGTTTGTTAGTAAGTCTATATTTTTTGGTAACAGTGTAGGTACAACTTTACTTACTTCTACCACGTTTGGTTCACCTTCACGTTGTATGTTTGCCATCTCGTTGAAGCGACTAAACTTACCAGAGTTATCAACATACGCAAGCGTCGTACCTAGAGATATAGGAGGTATAGTTTCGTTGTAGTTAAAGGTAGATATACTACGTAGCTTTGCAGTATCAGGGTTAAAAACTGTATCATCTGATGCAAGTAAGAATTGTTGGTTTGTACTAAATACTACCAAACCGGTGTTCATTTCTATACCGTCAAACAGTTCTGAAGGGAACATAGACGCAGCTGATATATCTACAGGGTCACTAGCAGATACAGTTAGTGCTGTTTCAACAAAGAAATCAGGAGTTCCTAGCGTGCCCGGTCGTGATGTTATAACATTTTCACCTGACAGCAGTGCTAATCTGTTACGAAAGAATAATACTTTGTTTATACGTGCACCTACGAAAGAAGGCATTGGGTTAGTTGTATCATCACCAACTCTTCTATCTTGATATGTAAACTGCTTAACAGTAAATGTAGTTGCAGCTGTACGCTGTATAACCAAAGGCATATTAGTAAGTGTCTTAGCTATGCCACCTTTTGCACACTCAGACCAAGAGCCTACGCCATCTCTATCATTTGTACCATCAAATCTTAGATAGTAGTCATCTTCATCGGACATTCTAGAGTTGGCAATCTTTACAATATATCCATGCTTGCATTGGTTAGGTAGATTTTGTACATCATTTACAGACTTTTGAAAGCATCGCATTAGATCTTCTTCAACTACTTCTACACTGAAAGGGTTGGAGCTTGAAAGATATATACCTGTGCCTATGTGTTTACCTGTAACACCAGATGGTAAGTCAGCTATAATACCACCAATAATAGTATCAGCAGTAACAGCTGTATCAGCATCAAAAGGGGTAGGTGATGGTCGTATAAGACCGTCGCCGTTAGAAGATATTGTAGCATTGACTTCTGTGGTTTCTATTTCAGTTACGGTTACATCTACATATGCCTGTCCATCAGAACTGTTAGCGTCAGAAGCGGACTCTGGTATGACTCTAATTACATCACCAACAGCCCAACCTTCACCACCATGTAGTAATACAGCTTCTATATTGTAGCTGCATCTGTAGTCACCACCACCGGGGCCATTCTGTTGAGCACCATAGTTAGGGCTTACACCTTGCTGACCTAGTGCAGTCACACGAAATGTTAGATTAGTTTTACCTGATGTAATTGTAGTGCCACCGCTATTCTTTACATGAGTTATATTTTCTGATGAACCATAGCTACTTTTAGCTGTGACAGCAAACACTTCAGTTCCTATACCGGGGCAGTGACCTGAGCCATCACTTTCATCATAACTGTTATCTGTAATTTTTATTTTAGTAGCACGTGTCAATGTAGTAACAGTCGTACCGTTGTTTATATTGACACCATATTGCCTACCATTCTCTGTGCGTAAGAGTTCTATGAACCCGTAGTGAGCATGTGGTGCAGAATCTGTAGTTCCCGTTGTCCCAACGAGAGTGTTAGCATTAGTAGTATCACGGTTGGTAACAAAAGTCGTATCATTGATTGTTAAGAACTGTAAGTTTTCTGGTGTGCTTGTAGCTAGATAGTTTTGTATAGCTGTTTGACCACCTGTGCCGTAGGCTGTAGTCATCAGTTGTCCATCACTACAACGCCAGACTCTGACTTGACCATCAGCAGCTACTTGTCCTATGTAAGATCCTTCTGTCTCATCACGAAAGTAATGGAACCACGAACCTCCACTCGCTACACTTGCTAGTGCGTCAGTTCCTATGCGTTTAGCACCCGGTCTTTTGAACAAACCTTTTGTCAGGTCTGGTATTGCATTTGTTACCTCTGTTACCTGACCGGGAAACTTTAGCTGGTCAGGCTGTTCTGACATTCCTAGTGAGTATTGAGGGATAGTTTGTGTGATACTTGCCATTATCTTCTAAGGTTTCTCCAAGGTTGGTAGGTTTGATATGATGTATTGTCTTCAAATCCAAACATACTGTGATCGCCCTGATTGCACTCATACTCCATGAGAGCAGCTCTAGCAAGTGCTTCTTGTTGAGCTAGTAGTTTGACTAACTGAGGGTTTGCAACTAGCTTTGTAGCAGCAACTCTGGAAGCTCTGTATGTAATGTATCTTCTAAAGACGATGGGTAGATCTTCAAACGAATATAATCTGACAACGTCAAGATCTAAAGCAGCTGTAAATACATCTGTGTGATCCTGTTTATCATATATAAATCCATTGCGTCGTACAAGATTATGTGTACGTTTTGCTTGATTATCATGTAAGTCCATGGATAATATATCATTACCAATAGCTATTTTACCATTAGCGTTGATATCAAACTTTACATGTTTTTCTGTATTAAAATGCCACCCCTCTGCTTGCGTGTCTACGTTAGCATCACGGAGTAGATTGTATATCATTGCTACTTCTGGGTTGTCAAAGTTAAGAGTAGTCAATGGTGATTGTCCGATAGCCCCCAGTATACTGTTTACTGCGGATAGTTCGGTATCGAGATCAATAGTTGTGGAAGCCATATAAAAAAAGGGGGAGCCGAAGCTCCCGTATAAATTATGAGAAAGCGGTTGTAGAACCAGATACCGCAGCACCAGCGATAAGCTCAACAGCAGCAGCTGGATTCAATGAATCAGCTCCCATTGCGAGTCTACCTAGGATTACGTCACCTTGGTATACAACTGAGATGTCTCCAGAAGTTACCTGTACTTGTGGGCCGATTGCCTCTACACAAGCAGCAGCTTCTTTTTGGAAGATTAGACCGCAGCTGTTTGCAAACTCTGTGCTATTACCATATGTGTTAATAGTCTTAGTTGCAGATGTGCCAGCTCTTTCGTCCTCCATTGCCTCTCCAACGAAGTCACCTGTGTTTGTTGGTGAAGCTACGCCGGGGTTTGTTGCAGATGCAGAACCGCCTAAAGCAGTACCAAACTTGCCAAAGAAAGGAATGTTCATTGACTTGTAGATGGTGATACCAGCTATTTCAATGATTCCGTTACCTGACTGTAAGGCATCTCCTCTTTCGTTACGGTTGATTAAGCCGTTAGTCTCTACGTTCTGTATTAGTTCGTAGTACTGTCTTGGGTTTAACACAGCAACTCTACCTTCACCAGAAACTCCCTTCTCGTCTAGGATTGCAGCTGCATCATAGAAAGCTGAAATTAGAGAAGCTGGTACATAAGCATCAGAAGCTTGTGCGTTTGTGCCTACACGTAGTTGTGTTCCACCGGGCTCTACAAAGTTAGACTTTGTGATTGGGTGTGCTGTACGTGCAGCCTTTGTGATTGCTCTGAAGATCTTTCTGTCGTACTTCTCAGCTAGTGCATAGCCAATCTTACGAGAGATTTCACCACGTAGGTCGTAGTGTGCAAGTGTCTCATCTAGCTCATACACAAATGCAGAACTGATAAGTAGATCGTCGACAGTCACTGTCTTTTCAGCTACTGGAGGTGCTCCATCAGAGTTACCTAGTATGCTGTTA